CTACAAAGACCTTATCAATGATCGTTCAGCATGGGTTCGTTGGACAGATCACGACAATGCTGGTACAAATTGGGGCAACAACCTTACAGTAGCAAATGGAGCACCAACAACATACACTTCAGTAACAGTTCCTAAGAACTATGACTTCAATGGTGGTTCTGATGGTACAACTTTAACTGATGGTGACCGTTCTACTGGTTATTTGAAGTATTCAAACAAGTCTGAAGTTCCTGCAACAATCATCTTTGCTGGTCAAGGCAATGCAACAGTTGTAAACAGAATCATTGGCGATATTGCTGAAGTTAGAAAAGACGTTGTTGTTTGTATTTCTCCATTGAGAACAAACGTTGTTAACAATGTTGGAGCAGAAGCAACCGGAATCTCTACATGGGCTGGCACAGTTACACGTTCTACATACGCAGTTGCAGACAGCGGATGGAAATATCAGTACGACAAATACAATGACACATATGTTTATGTTCCATTGAACGCTGACGTTGCTGGTTGCATGGCACGTAACGATGCAAATCAAGAGTCATGGTTGTCTCCAGCTGGATTCAGCAATGGACGTATCCAAAACTTAGTTCGTTTAGCTTTCAATCCAACACAAGCAGAACGTGATACATTGTACAAAGTTGCTGTAAATCCAGTAATTACACAAGTTGGTCGTGGTACAGTATTGTTTGGTGACAAAACATTCGTGACTAGAAACACATCTACAAACAGAATCAATGTTCGTAGATTGTTCATCGACTTGCAAACGACAATTGGTGAAGCCGCAGACAATGTATTGTTTGACCAAAATGATGAAACAACAAGAGCAAATTTTGTTAACTTAGTTGTTCCATATTTAAGAAGTGTTCAAGCACGCCGTGGTTTAGCCGCATTCAGAGTTGTTTGTGATGCAAGCAACAATCCTGAAGATGTTGTAAACGCCAACGAATTTGTTTGCGACATATTTGTTCAACCGGTTCGCTCTGTCAACTTCATTCAACTTAATTTTGTGTCTGTAAGAGGTACTGCTACATTTAATGAAATTGCAGGATAAATAGTTACAGAACATAATAAAGGAGAATAAAATGGCAGAATTTTCAGTATCAGCGTTTAGAACGGCCATAGGGACCGGCTCTAGACCAAACCTATTTAAGGTTCAAGTAACAGCACCAAGATCGACTGGCTACGAAGCCGTGTCAAGTTTTGAGTATTTGTGCAGATCAGGATCGTTGCCGTCCGCAACATTAGGAACAATTGAAATTCCTATGAATGGTGGACGTAGATTAAAAATGGGCGGAGATAGAACATTTGCTGAATGGACTTCAACGGTTTTAAATGATGAAAATTTTAAACTCCGTAGTGTCATGGAAAGTTGGCAAAATGATATCGTTAAAACTAATTATGAAATCACAACTTCTTTGGGCAACAGATCGGCAGCAATTGGTGCTTTGACAGCTGGTTCGACCGCAGGTGGTCTCTACGGCACAGTTCAAATATTTCAATTAAAAGAAGATGGAAGTTCAGTTAAAGGAAGTAGTTATAAATTAATAAATTGCTGGCCTAGTGACATTTCTCAAATTGATTTGTCATATGATACTACTGATGCGGTTGAAGATTTTACTGTAACTTGGACATATGACTACTTTGAAAACGGGTTTGACGATGAAACAAGTCCAATTACTCTTCAAACCAGTTCTTAATATACATAATAAACATTTTAAAGGATAATAAAAATGTCATTTGCATCATTACAACAATTAAAAACAGCATTAATCGGTAGAGGCGCTAGAGCAAATTTATTTGAAATTGATATTGCATTTCCAACTCTGACCACCGTGGATAAGGAATTAACTGGTACCGATTTTACAAAAAACACAAAAATTTTATGTAAAGCGGCTGCGGTTCCTGGATTTACTGTAGGCACAATTGAAGTTCCATTCAGAGCAGGTAGAAGAATTAAGATTCCTGGCGACAGAACATTTGCTGATTGGACAGTCACAATTATCAATGATGAAAATCAAACTTTGCGCCGTGCATTCAATGCTTGGGTAAATTTGATTTCAAAAGGAAACTACGAGGCACAAGCAAAATCATCGGCAACTGGAGCAGAATACTATCAAGACATTACTTGTAGCCACTTAAAGGCTGACAACACAGTTTCTAGAAAATATCAACTGAACGATGCGTTTCCAACTGATGTTAGCGCAATAGATTTATCTTTTGATAGCACAGACACACTATCAGAATTTACAGTAAACTTCCAATATCACTATCTCAAAGCTGGAAATTCAACTACTTCATTCGCCACTGAGAAGGTTGATTTAGCAGTATCAACATAAATTTCTAAATTGAATGAAATTTACGCAACATAAATAATTGCGTAATAGTTGCAACAATGGGGGCTATTACGCCCCCATTTCTTTTTTAGAGAGACACAAATATGGCGATAAAACTTTTTGGATATAAGATTGGTAAAGATGATGTTGAAGCAGAACAGTTAAAATCGTTTGTTCCACCTACCGATGACGATGCATCCGTTGCAATTTCTGGCGGTGGTGTCTATGGTACATACTTAGACCTTGAAGGGCAGATTAGAACAGACGCAGATTTAATTAAGAA